CGCGAATATCTATACACACGTGGATGATGGAGCCATTGAAGATGTCGCTCGAAAACTTTCCAAATAGTTTCCACACTTGTTTCCACACTTTTTCACCAATTTTCACCATAAAACAGGGCAATTGCATTGCCAAATACAGACATTGAAAAACCCTCGGAACGTTGATTTTCCAAGGGTTTTCTGTTGGTGCCCCAGAGGCGATTCGAACACCCGACGCACGGTTTAGGAAACCGCAAAGAAACGGCTTGATAACTGCATTTTGCCGATTTTTTCCAACGCATTTCCAATAAAAAAACGGGGCAAAACTTAATCTGTGCCCCGTTGATCAGCCACGTGCAGGAATAACGAGCACATGGATGACCCTCTAATTATAACCGCACGGCGAAGAAACGTTTGCCTGGATCGAGTCGGTTATTAAGTGATAACTGAAAAACCGTGCGGTTATTACCTATTTTAATGTAGTTTAATGTAGTTTAATGTTATTTAATTCTGCAAAGCGTCCGCACCTTCATCCGGTCATATGTCGTCCGCTTACGACTGAGGTCTTTGGCTTTCAGATCTGAGCCGCCGCAGGTGGCATACACCGGGCGACCGTTGTCGTACCGGAGTACGATCATCGTATGGACTTTGTTCGCCTTGCTGCTGCCCCACTGGAAGCCGATGACGTCCGCAACGTGGAAGTGCATGGACGACGCTTTTCGGTTCGGATGAGATACGACCGTTTTCTTCTCCAGCTGGTTCTTGCCGCTCCCGTGGACAGCTGCCCCAAGCCAGATGCGGGAGTGAGTGTTGAGGATGCCCGCCCGCTGGAGAATCCATGAAACGTACAGAGCGCAGTTGACCCGCTTGTTGCCCTTAAGCGCCGCGCTGTATGTGACATTGGTCGCCTTTCCGCTGTACTTGAGATGTTTGACGACGAGCGGTTCCAGTGCCCTCGCCTTCTTGAGGATGGTCAGCTGTTCGCATTTGAATTCGACGCCGAGATAGCGACAGATTCCTTTGGCCATCCCGAAGCCGATGAAGTCGTATTCCCTCTTTACGGTCGCATAATCCGCCTTGACCGCTCCAACCTCAAAGATGACCGCCGTCATATCGGTGGCTTTGAGCTCGTAAAGGTCAGTGCGCTTGCAGAGACCGCGGGTCTTGAGGCTGGAATAGTACATAACCGACTTGTTCATGCTTGCCGCCAGCCTCTTCCCCTTCGCCGAGTAATAGAGCGGCAGAGTTCCAGCTGGTGCCTTACTGTAGTCCATGTGGACAGAGACGAAAACGTCCGCGTTGAGGCGGTTCGCCTTTGCCACCTGTTTGACCATGTTGATGTCATTCCTCTTCCAGTCCGAGATGACATTGACGCCAGACTTCTTAAGGTAGTACGCCGCAGACTGGACTATGGGCATGACGAGACGAGCCTCTTGGTGTCCGTTCCAGACCGCCCCGCCGTCCAAGTTTCCGTTCTGGTCTATCCCGTGCCCCGCGAAGATGGCAACGGTCTTGACTTTACTCATCGCCGTCACCCGCCTCGATGTCGTCCCTTATGTCGTCAGCTTCGTCATCATACGACTTGTCTGTATAATTCGCCGAACTCACCTGTAAGCACGCCCCGAGAAGCGCATCCACCGCCGCGATGGTCGCCGCGATCTGCGCTGTATAAGGTAAGCCCCATATCTCGCCCATCGCCGCCACGAACGTGACGACCGCTGGAAGTGCGATGAGGGCGACCCACTTTAAAAGGTCATAAGTCTGATTTGTCATTTTCATGCGTTTACCTCCCATTCTACTGACGGCTTACCGCCCGATACGGTGAGTGATAGAGTGTAGGAGCCGTCCGATGTCGGCATGGTGTCGGCAAGCGTCCGAGGATAAACCGATTCGTGCCCAACTGGAATCTCAGCCCCAACGAATTCCTCCGTACCGCCCGATTCGACCGACTGGAGTTCCGTGTATGGTGATGCGGTTTCGGTCGTGGGGGTGGCTTTTTCATAGACGAGCATCGTTCCCGACATGGCGGCTTTGAAGGCGGCGGCATCGGTGTAGGTAGAATCAACCACAAATACCTGCCCGTTCGGTTTTTGATACATGACTTTTTCAGTATTGTAATCCGCGTATCCGTATGTTGGCACTATCGTATACTTCGCATTTACGAAGTTTGGCACGGCATATTGCGACTGAACGACCTTCGCATCGGGCAAAACTCCGAAATTCAGATAGAATCCCCACTTACTACCGATTGTATCTTTTAACCAATTCAGTGTCCCCAAATCCACAATGTTATACCGCCGATTGATTTCACCGTTTGGTGGATACTCATCACCGTCATAATACAAGTTATTGCTTGCGTCCAGTTTCGGGATGCCCATCAGCGTGATGGAGTTATCAAGCGGATAATTCCCAATCACGTTCCCATCCGCATCGTAGGTCTTGTGCGCTGATGTCTGAACGGATTTCAACGTACCTTCGTCATGCGGATAGTAATCTTCGGGGAACAGTGCCTTGAAGAACGCTACCCCTGCTCCTGCGGTTGCCTGCTCAAGACTGTAAATGTAGTCTGCTATTGCAGGGTTGTTGGCGAACAACTGCGTGAGGTCGATGAGGCAGAGATATAAATCCTCGTTTACCGTAATGCCACTTGCTAAATTGCCTCCGAAATGCAACGAGAAAGAAAAAACCCCGTCATCTGTCGGCGAAATCACTATGCCTTGTTGGTTATTAACATTTAGCCTGTTACCCGTGACAGCAGGTCGATATACATATACACACAAATATTCAGAGGTGTTTATAAGTATGTACTTATGCCCTTTGGCTAGTTGCACGGCTGGATTACCAGAATACACATAAGCGTTTGCGTCACCGCTTTGCATTTCTAATGTTCCACTTACCACAAATCCGCTTTTCCCCTCTATGCGTGAAAACGTAAGCCCAAACTTAGAATATGTAGCCAACAAATTTAACGGTTGCAACAACTGATTCCAGCACACCGTCCCCCCTACTATCTTCCGTAGGGATTCGTGGGAGCCGACACCGCTGAGCGTCCGCATCTGATACGGAACGGAGTCCGTCTTTTCGTCCACCTTCGTGTTGGCGATGAGTTCCAAAAGACTTATCTCTCCAGTCTCTCCCTTCGGAAGTCCGAGATTCAGCACAGGATTTTCAGCCGTTCCCGTAATGGTCGCTGTCGCATCCTCGTCGGGAGCCAGCGTCTCCACCGTCCCGATGCTCATCTGAGGGGTCGCACCAGTTTCGCCAGTCTCGCCCTTGTCGCCCTTCTCACCCGTGTCGCCCTTCGGGATGCCGAAAGCCATGACGCCGTTACTGTAGTCGACCGTAGCTTCTGAGCCTTCTGGGAGCGTCTGAGCGATGGCGGTCATGCCTAGGATTTCCTCTGCTGCTTCGCTTGCCGTGCTGGCACTCCTCTCAGCGTTCTCTTCGCTTCTCTTCGCACTTCTCGCACTCGTGTACGCTTCAGATGCCGAAGTGCTTGCCTCGCCAGCTTTCGTGCTTGCCGCCTGAGCAGCTGCCTGTGCCGTCTGCGCGTTCTGCGTAGTCTCAGCTCGGATTTCCCGCGCCTCTTCAAGATAAGACTCATACGGGTCGGGCACGTCTCCAGAAGCGTCCAGCGACTTGTCCACCATCGTCACGAACGTCGCCGTTTTAGATCTGCCGTCGTCACCCAGCATCAGATACGTCAGCTGGACCTTTCCCTTGCCTGCGACTGCATTGTCGATGTCATCCACGGACCACACTGCGTAGCTTCCTTCCAGCTCGATCTGCTTCGTGTACGCCGTCTCGCCCGGTCGTTCAACATCCACGAACGCAGAACCGCCCGAACCGAATGCGGAAAGCCACGTGCTGATGTCGAATTTTACAACGACCGCATTCTTTTCGCCCTGTTCGCCGAGCATGATGTACTTCGACCTCTGCTCAACATCTACATAAATTACCGCCATAGCTCACTACCTCACTTTTCCAACGCCCTGATTCTTGCCTCGTGGTCGGCAAGCTCAGTACGCATTTCATCGATTTCTTTGCCGTGATCAGATACGCGGACTTTCAGTTCCTCAAGGATGTCTTTCAGTTGATTCACCGACGCGGTCAAAAGCGTGATGTTCTGATTGAGATTGATGATTGGTTTGATCACTACCGCCAGCGCCGCTACCAGACCCAGTGCGCCGATTAAGATTTCGTATGTCATGATGATGCCTTTCTTAAATGATACCGTTGCTAACATACAACACAGTGGCAGTTAACTTGACGTTGGCCTGCGCCGCACTGTGGTTTCTGATGTAGAAGTTGACGGTCGTGCTGTTCTGCAGGAATACCTGATACGTGCTGATGTAACTGGCACCTGCTCCACCGCTTGACGCATTACCGACCGCCCAGTTAATCACGCCGATGGGCGTATACCCGTCATAGTCTGCGTTGCTGAATGTGATTTGCTTTTGCGTGTATGCACCAGACGCAGCTGCCGGGACTGATACACTGTCTGCAGAAATGGTTCGGGTCTTGATCAGAGCATCGTTATTCACTCTATAAGACCCGGTTGTGCTGATTTCGCCGCTCTCGGAATCTAAGGAAATGTACTGAGAGATTCCTGCATCAGGGTCCGTGTATTCCATTTCTGTGATACGTGAACTGATGTTGACGCTGCCACCCTGTCCCTCGTCGTTCTCTTCGATGTGCAGGCTAAACGGTGACAGCCCAAAACTGAACGTGCCGCTTCCGCCGCTTGGATTCCCCACGCTCCCGTATACTCCGCCGTAATAGCCGTTTGCCTTAATGTCGATTTGTGCGTACCTGCTGTTAGCGGGAATTACGGAAAATTGAGTCGAGGATAGTTCGACGTGCACACGACCATCTCGACCTATCCGTGATGTTGCGCCAAACGATGCCACCACGTTGCCATTCGCGTCGATTATTTTATACGAGGCGTCATCGGCATCGATCAGCGTGTGGCCTGTGACATATTCGCCCTTAGAATCCACCTTGCCGACTTCCACTCCGTCAGCCGATTCCCTCACGAGCGTGTTCAGCCCATCAACGCCTTTGTAGACCTTTCTCAGGTCTCCGTCGATGACCTGCGCGACCTCTTCCAACCTCTCTCCGACTTGGTTCGCTTTCGTGTCATCCGTCGGTGGAGCACTTCCGTTCCCCACGAGCCACGCCTTCCCGCCTGCTCTCCTGACCTTCACCATTTCGCCAGGTTTGCAGTCGATGGTCATCTCCACAGGAGTCTCGTCAACACCTCCGGGGATATGCACCCATGCGGTACCGCCTTCGATTCTACGAACGACCGCAGTGTCGTCGGCTGGTTTCGTTTTGGATCCGGATGCCGTCCGCATCGCCTTCGCCAAATCCTGTACCAGTTTACTCATCATTCCTCCAGTGCTGTTTCTTTTACGGCGCAACCGTGGGACAGCTCCATGCTCTGGGACTGCACCCGGAACGTGCCGTCGATTCGAATTTCGGGATGGTTTATCCGAACCAAATCGCCGACGCTCACATCAGGGTCGAACCGTCTTGCATAGTCCGCAGTTCGTGCGGGGCTCTGGAGCTCTTTCAGTCTCCGAATCGTGTACGCCGCCAGCGACTCGTTCGAGCCCAGTTTGACGCCCGTCTCCTGTGCCCACACTTCCCTGCCTCGCGAGACGATGGACAGTGGAGATGCGGGGTCGTCATCACGTGCCACCGCAGTCAGGTCATCCGAGATGCATCTCAGTACGTTCGGACAGTCGAACCAGTTTCGCTCGTCCGTGATGGACAGCTCCATGACATCGTTCTGAATGGAGTCGAACACCGTCACGATTTCCGTCTCGGGCTTTCCGATGTGGATGGTTCCGTATCCGTCGATGCGAATCACCCAGCCGACCGCCTCCAGCACTTTCTGCGCCATCGTCAGAGCCGTCTCATCGTCCTCTGCGATGATGGCGCCCTGCAGTGTCGGATAGGAATCCTCTGCGTCGATTTCCACAGGTGCGACGCCTCGTCTGAGAAGTCTCTGCGCTGCCTGTGGAGCCTGTACCTCTGCAGGGACGTAGAATCCTCTGTCGAGCAGGATGTCGTCCACTGCCTTCAGAACGGAGTGACACTCCACTTTGAAACTCTCCCGAAGTCCGTCAAGGTCTCGGGACGGTGCAGAGGTCAGGCCAGTGAACAGTGGAACGTGCTCCACGCTCACATCCTGCTCTGCGTCCATCCAGATCCGAATCCATGTCTCCCCGTCTTCTGGCAGCTCCGTCATGTCGAGGTCTGCCGACTGCATGAGCCCGTCAGCTGTCCGCTCAACAGAACCGCCCGTGATTTCCATCCTTTGCAGGTCGCGAAAAGATGCGGGGTCGATTATGGTGATGTAATAAGTCCCTGTAAATCCAGCAGACCAAATCATTCCTGTTGCCTCTCTTCCCAGTCCGCCAGCGTCATGGCGTCAAACCCTGTCGTGTCGGTTTTCTGCACCGTCAGCGTGTACTCGATGCCCGCAGAACTGTATGCCCGGTTCTCCTGTACCTGCACATCTGCCTCGAAGCTGGACCCGTCTGGTGTCCGAACGTGGCAATGTGTCGGCGCCATCGCAAGGTCGTGCATCTTGATTGCCGTAGCCTCGTCGATGTTCCGAATCAGTGCCGTGCCAACTGACACGTCCCTTGTGACCGCCCTGTTATAATCGCCGACCACGCTTCCGCCGAGATAAGTCGTCCGTTTGTGGTCCTTCGCCCATGTACTGCTCAGTGTCAGGTTATAAGGCAGTTCCACTTGGTCTCCTTCGAAGTCGATAACCAGCGTTCCTGGATTCAGGTTCGTGTAGATATCGATGTATGCGATTGCATTGTCTGGTGTGATATAGTCGCCCGTGCTTGTAACGGTCACGATTCTGTATCCGCTATTCTCAGTGAATGCCGGGTACGGGTCAACGTACGGCGTCCCGAACTGCGCGCCCGAAAAGATGAGTTCCGGTCGCTCGTTCGACAGACGATAAATGTCGCAAGTATCACCCGGTGCCCAATCCGCTCCTGCAGTCGGAGTGATTTGCGCAAGGTAGTTGACCAAATCGACCTCCACCGTCGCCGTCGGCTCCCATGCCTGATGTGCCCAGTGGACGATGAAATCCAGTTCTGCCCTGTCGCTCTGCCCGTACTGGTCTGTAGCTGTCGCCACGATAGTGTACTTCGCACCGTCATCCAGTCTACCGATACAGTCCGAGATCGTGACCCTTGCGGAGGTCGTCTCGGTCGGGAGGTCACTTAAATAAATGGTCTCCCCTGCCGGACCGTCCGTCCGCCGTCCGTCTGGTCTGTCCATCGGATAGTCAGCTGTTCGCTCGATGGCGAGACTGAGCGCTGTTCCTCCGCTCGGAGTGATGCTAATGACTAAAGGCATGGCGGTCAGCACTGGCAGGTCGCTCGTCGTGTAGGTGATGGCTACCTCTGAGCCCGCCGGCGCGATACTTTCCAGCGTGACCGTGGAACCCGATGCCGTCGCAGTGGTCGCCGTCCCGTCGATGGTCGCACTCACGATGCTTGCGACAGTGGACGCCACTTCGAACGTGTCAGTGTTATCACCCACAAAGTATTCCGTTACCGTTTCCGCGCTTGCAAGGTTCGTGCTTGAGATCTCCACAGTCGGCTTCTCTGCGATGACCAGTTCCACCGGAGTGGAATACTCAGATGTTCCTCCGGATCCGGAACGTGTCTGCAGTGCGAGATACACCGTCTGACCGTTCGTCCATCCGGCATCAGCTGCATAGATGTCTACGTGCTGGGCGTCAGAAGTTGCTCCGACCGTTTTCACGGGCGTGAACACTCCATCCGTCACCGTACCCTCTACGACATTGCCAGCCACCTGCGCAGTACCGTCGGTGGTGACATACGACCAGTAGGCCGTCACCATTCCCGTCTCCGTGATGACTTCCTCAGAGAGGTACAGCGTCGGGATGGCAGGAGCAGACGCAAGGTCAATGGATTTCTCTTCTGACCACGAGGACAGCGTCTCGTTCTCGCCGACTGTCCGCTTCGACCGTACTCGGAAATACCACTGCTTGCCTGTCTCAAGTCCGACGATGTACCAGCCCGAAGCAGCTTCCTCGACCTCGTACGTGTCTGGCTCGTCGTTACTCATCCAGTTGTCGGGGTCATCCGTCCATGCGATGACCGTGCCGTTTGCATCTGCCCAGTTGTTCGTCCATTCCACATGCACCTTGCCCGAGACCGTGGTCGGTCTGACTGCGTCCAGTGTCGGAGCAGACGGCATGGTGGTTCTGTAGGAATAAAACGCGGACTTCATGCTGGACCCGTCTGCGGTCACGTTCCGCACGTGGATGGAATAACCGCTCTCGGAAGTGATGTCCTCCGTGCTCGTGATGGTAGCCTCAGAAGTGCCTCCCGGGATTTTGCCGATAAGGATATACTTGCCTTCGCCCGGCTTCGATGCACGTTCAAGGAAGACCTGCGAATAGATACCAGGAACGTCGCTCCCGATGTCATCGATCGTGACCGTGACAGAAAAACCAGTGGACGACGGTGTGCCAATCGTGATCGTGCAAGTCGGTGCAGTGAGGCTTCCTGTGCGCTCTCTCCACGCATCGGAATATGACTCCAGTCCGTCGTGCACGGTCTTGACTCTCGCCCACAGGCACTCGTCGTATCCAATGACGTCGCTCGTGGTGACCGGCAGATTGTACCGAGTATAAGAATTGTTATACTTGAATGTTTCGCCGTCTTGCCAGTTGACGCCTGCAGGGCATCCCATCGATGCCGTCGGCGTTCCGATGTAGTACTGCGGGATGATTTCGTCGCAGGTGTAGGTGCTCGCCTTGAGGTCTGCCACGTAGGTCATCGTGTAGTACGAACCGCGATTCGCGCTCTTGACGTTCTTGAGGACCGCTCTTGGCGCAAGTCCGATGTAGTGCTTTGCAGACACGAACGGACTTTTGCTCGGTGTCTCGCCCGCAGGTCCGACAGCCTTGACCTGGAACTGCCGATAGTGACCGCTGAGAGTGTCGTTGTAGGTATGCGGACTGGATACGTCTGCCCACCTGCTCCACGGATTGCTCCCGAACTTCGTGCGGTACTTGAGCTTGTACTGCCATGCAGGTTTGTCCGTTTTGGCGTTGCTCGTGACCGTGAACACGGAACGGTTCGGGTTCGGTGCGCTGACGGACAGACCCGGACGAGGCGGGACTTTGACCTTGTACGTGTACGAGGACTTGTCCCAGTCCGATGTCGTATAGTTGACCGTGACCTTGCCATCTTTCTTCTCGTCGTCTCTTAGGACGCAGGTCTGCACCTGTATCTTCGTGATGCTTTTTGACGGGTTGAGCGTGAAGCTGTAGGAAGTCGCCTTTTTGCTGATGGTATGCTTTTCCCATGCACCCCATTTCTTGCCGTTGTAGGCGCGGAAACGGACCACCTGCTTCGTGATTTCCTTCGCCACCTGTTTCCACGTTGCCGTGAACTTGGAACCTTTACGGCTCACGCTCAGTCCAGTGTTATGTTGCGTTACTTTCTTTTTAACAGCCATTTATACAGCCCCCATGCGCACCATTCTCTGGAGCTCTCTGACGGTCCGCTGTGCGAACTCTTCAGGGCTCTCCTGTGCGCCTGCGTACATGTTCACTGTCCAGTTGCCGTTTCCGCTGATGCGGTCTGCGAGGTCATCCATCCAGCCGGTGTTTCGATCAAGCGGAAGCAGAGCCTCTCGACCTGCCTCTGCCGCTCCGATCAGCTGCACATGGTCGAGGATACCGCCCTTAGCACCCCATGTGACGCCGAAGGATGGCTTCGTGCCCATGCCGCCGATTCCCCACGGTGCTTTGCCACCGCTGACGCTGACGTGCGGAAGCTTCAGGCCGGACAGGAACCGGAACGGTGCGGTGACGGTTCGTTTGAACGAACTGAACGCCTCCCGAACGGATGCGATAGTGCTTTTGAACGAATTAAACCCTCTTCCGACCGCCTGCACAACTCTGCCGACCGTACGGAATGCGGCTCCCAGTGTACCGCCCAGCGCTCTTGCCAGTGGTGGAACGACTGACCGAAGCAGCTGCCCCAGCACGCTCGCCACAGGTCTCAGGAATCTGCCGACTCTGCTGACTGCGCTCCCGACGGTGCTCATGGCACTGCCGAACGACTTGATGCCACTCGCATCCTTGAACGCAGTCGCGAAGGTTTCGCCTATTTTGCTTCCGAATGCCACGATTTTGCGGAAGGTCTCACCCATTGCCTGACCGGGACCGTCCACGAACTGCCCGAACGCATCGCTGATGACTGCCATGGCATCGGACAGGCCTGTGAACACGGCAGAGCCAAGAGGTTCGAGCAGCTGCTTGAACTGGTTCTTGAGAAGCTCCACCCTCTCTGCGAAGTCCATCGTGCGCTCCTGTGTCTCGCCGATGATGCCCTCAGAGTTGCCCATCGCATTCGCAAATTCTTCGATGCTCATCGACCCCGACTGTACTGCGGCAACGAACTGCGTGGCGCCTTTTGTTCCGAACAGCTTCGATGCCATGTCGATTGCTCCGGCTTCGTCGCCCTTTTCGATGAGTCCGCTGATTTCTTCGGTGGTCCTCTGCAGTGTCTCGGCAGGATCCTCGCCGTCCTTTGCCATCGTGGTCAGGGCTTTGCTCATCTTGCTCATGGTGCCCGATGCGTCAAGACCAGCCTTGTCCAACAGACCGGCCATCGCCGCCGTGTCCTCGAACGAGTATCCGAGTGCCTGCATGGTAGGTGCAGAACTTTCCACGATGCCGGTCAGTTCGTTCATACCGATGCCGGTGGACTGGCTGACCGCGAATAACGTGTCGAGTTGCCCCGACATATCTTCCGCGCTGGTGCCGAATGCACTCATGGCTCCGGCAAACGCTTCCGTGTCGAAGGCCTCTCCGGTCATGTCTCCGACCTGTGCGATCTGAGTGCCGACCTGCGTCAGTGTGTCGCCAGTCAGCCCCAGCCTCGTGTTCAGGTCTTGGACGATGCTTCCGGCATCCGCAAACGACATCGGCACGGTGGTCGCCATGTCCATCGCCGACTGTTTCAGTCCTTCGAGAGCCTGTCCGCTTGCGCCGGTTCCGATAATGATGGAATCGGTCATGTCGTCGAACTCTGCTCCGATACCGAACAGCGCCTTGCCAGCTGCCCCTGCTGCTCCGGCGACCGCTGCCACAGGAAGAGCCTTCGAGATGATGCCCTTCATGCCCGCCAGCTTGCCGCTGAATCCCTTCATAAACGACGAACCCGCCGCATCTGAAGCAGAACCACCTGCCTGGCTCATCATCGAGTTGAAATCGCTCGCTATTGTCTTTCGACTCCCCTCCATCGAGGGGATTATAGTTAGATATGCTTTTCCGACTTCAGCCATTTCTTTCTCTCCGTTTTTGTTCAAACCACGACCTCAGCTCGTCACTCGGAAGAGCGCCCTCGCCGTAGTGGTTCTCATCCCCGCGGGTATCTGCCCACGGTCTCGGGTACGGCTTCGGCTGTTTCGCCTTTTCCCGCATGCCCAGCGCCACGAGGTTGGCGTTGATTTGCGCGAGCATGTCGTAAATATCAGCCAATATGCCGTTTGTCTTGACCCGCTCCCACCAGATGCTGACGTCACCGTTGACGTCTCTGGCAAGCGCAGAGTCCTCTTTCTCGAATGCTAAAAAAGATGCCAGCGCCCCCCACGAAAGAGTGACGCCGACATCCGCCAGTTCATGGCCTGTTTTGGTGAGGAGGTCATACTCGATAGCCTCGCGGTGCTCCTCTACGAAATACGCAAGGCCGACTATTCCCCCATTGCTTCAAGGTATCCACGCCCGAGAATCACCCACTGGTTGTCCCCGATGTCTTCGCCTTCAAGGTCAGGGCACACGCGCAGGAAGAATGCCCTGTACGTGTCGATGACCATCTTCGTGTCGGCATCATCGCCGAGTTGAGAGATGTCTGCCCAGTCCTCATAGGCCAGTCGGTCAAGCGGTGGAATCTCATACACAGTACCGCCGTCACATTCGACTGCGAACGGTTCCTTGTGCTTCAGCTTGAATATTTCCCTTTTCTTCATGTTGCCCTCCTCTTATGCGGTCTGTCCGTCGTCCACGATCATCTGCCAGCCATCGCCCAGTGCGGTAATGGTCGGCGTCCACGTGATAAGGTTGTTCGGCTGGAATGCCACCGCGTCGATAGACTTGATCTGTCCATGCGTGCACCCGATGGCGATCGCATCGTCTCCGTCCTTCATCAGGAAGAGATAAGCCTCTTCTTCGGGCAGAGCATCCAGCGACAGGTTTGCCTTGACCAGCTTGCCGTGAGCTGACGTAGCAGCCACCACCGTGACGTTCTCAGCCCCGACCACCGTCTTGAGGGATTCCTCAGTGGTGTCGATGACCGGAACAGGGATCTCGGCAGACGACTCCGTGAGGACACTTCTCACGATTCTGTTTGCCCAGTTTTTGAAATCAGTCGCACTCATGTTAGGATTCAGACTGATGCCGTCCTGGCTGACGTCTCCGACATGCGTCCACTGAGCGCCAAGCGATGCAAGCGGCGATTCAGGAAGCGCAGTCCCTGCCGGAGCGTGATAGAACATGCCAGTGCCTAAACCTTTTCCAAGTTTTGCGTCATGTGTCATGTTTTAAACCTCCATTGTGTAAACTTCTCTGTGTGCGGTTACCTCCAAGGTGGCGGAACACATCGCCAGATCCGGACGGACCGGGTCATTGCCCCACGAATAGAGCGAGTTAATTTCGATGTAGAAACGGTCCGATGCCTCCAGAACCGCCACAGCGTTCCGAAGCAGCTCGTCCGCTTCCGCATCCGTCTCAGCCCTCGCATCCAGTACCACCATGAAAGTATCCGCTTTGCCTTTGCCGGTCGTCGTCTTTTGTGAATCGCCGCCGGTGTGTGTGATCAATATGCTCGGGACAGTGAAGTCCTTCGGGAGCGGTCTGCAGTATGCGCTCATGAACGGCGCAAGTTCCTGCCTCATCGCGTCCTCGATGTCTATGCTTCTGTAGATGTCCATTACTTCACCGCCCTTGTCAGCACTTTGTTCTCAGCCTCTTCCTTTGACGCCTCAAAGTCGGAAGCCGTTACAATGGTAATCCATCTGTCGCTGTCATATCCCTTGACAGTTGTGACTTCGAAACCGTCAGACTCGCCCGAGATGTTCGCGTTTGCCTTCGATGCGATTTCCTGCCCGATTTCGTCGACTGCAGCACGGACACCGTCCGACTCCAGGACTTCTTTGAAGCCTGCCGAGTTAAATTCCATTCGAACCTTGACGCTCATCCTGACCACCTCTCAAGAGTGACCTGCAGAGTGCTGACGGCTCCGGTCGGAGATGCCCACGGTCTCGGGTCACCTGCCCGGAACACTTTGCCGTTCCACTCGATGCGGTCTCCTGCTTCGATGTCAGCGTTTGGAGATGCGTACAGAGTGAAACTCTCAGAGATGCCGAGCACTCTGCCGTCCTGCGTGAGTGACGTGCTGGATGGCTGAACGTGGCAGTTCGTGATGACCGCCGTCGTTACATCCGACCAGTCCGGCACTGTCGACCCTCGCATTGTCTTTGTCTTTGGTCTGATGCGTGTCACGGATTCATTGAAAAAGGAGATGCCCATCAGAACACCCCCTTGATTCTGTACGGTGCCAGCACTTCCTTGTTGTCGTCTGCCAGCGCTGTCGACCGTGCCGAGTTCGTCCAGTTCGCAGAGTACGTGATGGATACGCCTCCGGCTGTCTCAGACTGGATGCCGTTGGACGATGCCAGTGCATGTGTGACCCGATGGCTTGCCAGTTCTTTGAGCGCACCAGCGAAACCATCAGGCACGCCTGCGATGTACTCGACATAGACACGTCCATAGCGCTCAGCATATCCACAGGCATCGAACACTTTGACGATTCCGCCGCTCATAAGCGCGTACTGCGAAACGTCCACACCGTCCAGTGCGATGAACTCCACGCTTTTCACATGGCTCGCAGGAAGCTGGATGAGGATATCCCGCCCGTTCCTTGCGACCCGTTCGTCGTCAAAAATCGTCTCGAACTCGCACTTTGTCTCGGGATAGACGTGCCATCCGCAGTAGTTCCGAATGGCGTCGCTGACCGCCGTCAGGTTCGGCGCTATCCTCGCATCTGCGCTGTACTTTCCGCCCGTGAACTGGTCGAACTCCTCTGCTGTCAGCAAAGTCGGAAGCGTGTCCAGTTCTTCGAGAGTATAACCCCAGTTAGTAAGTAAGCTCATTTACTTAGCCACCGCCTTCTTTGCCTTATTCGCAGGTTTTTTCGCCTTGTTCGCGGGTTTCTTCGCTTTTTCTTTCGGGGCAGCCGACTTGACCTCGACAGCACCCTCCGGCTGTTCACCTTCTTCGAACTGCCTTGTAAACCCGTTATACAGATAGATCTTCATCATGCCGACTGCCTCCTCTCATGCTTATGCGATCTTGCAGACGCCGTTCAGGTCTACGACAGCAACCGCCAGTCTTTCCTCTGCCAGCAGAGTGACGCGGTTGTACAGAGCATCGTCTTCGTTCTGCTCGTACAGCTTGACGTCCAGTCCGCCCTTTCTCCAGACCTTGACCGCCTCGCGAGCCGCAACGATTGCGGTTCCGGCAGTGATTGCGGAGCTGGTGAACACAGGAACGCCCCAGATTGCGGTCGGAACGCCGTATGCTCCAGTGCCATATGCGGCAGTGAAATAGCCGCCGCCATAGTACTGATCGTTGCCGTCCTTGGCTTTCAGAGCCGCAAGGAAATCAGCCGGATTCATGATCACAACAGAAGCGTCGTATGCGCTCGCGTCTTTGATCTTCATCACGCCGCTGATGATGCCGTCCGCAAGAGACTCACCAGTGCCGAGCGTGTAGGTCAGGATTCCGTTGGTGCCGGAGACTGTGGTGACGATTGTGCTGTCCTCAACCACGCCCAGATGATGCACGAGACTGTTCTGGACTTCAGACGCCAGGAAGCTGGCATCCCAGAGAATTTCGTCAGTCTCTTTGATGTAAGCGGCGATCTTGGACAGTGCCAGAGTGGTCGGCGCGAAGCTGGTGCTGTTCTGCGGCTTCTTGGCGCCCTGTGCGGTTACAGCCGGAGTGCCCTCATATGCTCCCTGACGGAAGTAAGTGATGGCATTGCCGGAGATGGTTGCGTTGCTGAAGAAATCAGCAGCTGCGATTCTCTTCGGCTGGGGCGCGACTGCTCTGTCGATGTCTGCGAGCTGCGGTGCAGTGACCACGTCAGATGCGGCCTTGAAGTGTGCGGACGCGCTCCATCCTTTTACGTTTTTGTCGACTTCGTTCGCCTTCTTGGTGAGCTCTTCCATTGCTTTCATTTCTGTAACCTCCTCGGGTTCTTCGGTTTTGCCGATAGCGGACAGGAGCTCGTTCGCCTTCTCTGCCGCTTCGATACTCTTCTCGAGTTCTGTGATAGCGTTCACGATTTCCTCGCCCTTCGTGATGGCTTCCTCGTTTCCGGCCTTGATGTCCTCCTCAAGCGCTTTCAGGTTTGCCTTCTTTTCAGCGAGCTGTTCTTTTAAGGTCATTGCTAAACCTCCTCTTTCAATTTGTTGATAACTTCCAGAAGGGCGTCCTTTCTCGGGTTGCTCTGCTCAGGCTCCTCCGCCGCCGCGTTGGCCTTCACTTCGTCCTCCCCGTCATCGGGTTCGTCCTCCGTATCTAGCACGCCCTGTAAGAGCGCAATAGCCTCTTTGATAGCGTCCTCATCCTTCTTGCTGTTCCGTCTGCCAGCCTTGACGTCGGTCATGACTGCGTTCTGGTTCGCAGGGATGGGCACGATGCTGACCTCGTACAGGTCGAGCTTGCGCAGTTCGTATGCCTTCGTTCCGTCTTCCAGCTCTGTCGGACCTGCCTCCAGAATGTCATAGGCAAAACTGAACTGGTAAACGACTCCACTCTTCACGATTTCGCGCTTCTCCTGCGCAAGTGGTGTATCAAAAAAGCTCGCTGTCATCAGCGGGCCCTTTTCAGTGTCTTCAATGTTGTCTGGATCCACCGCCCCAACGATCTGATTGAGGTCGTGGTTCCAGCACAGCGGGAACGGATGCCCACTCTCTTTTCTCTTCTGGATCGTCTCCGTGAACGCTCCCGGTGCGATGATGTCGCCGTAGCTGTCGGGGATGCGGTCGTAAGTGCTGAAGTAGCCGGAAATGGTTCCCGCATCGTCCGATGACTTGATCAGCGCAAATTCCTTGTATTTGTGTTTCATGACTTCCTCCTATACTGTGATGATGACCTCAGTCGAGCAATTGCATCCACAGGTCGTGTCAGGGTCGCCGTTGTCATCGCCCGGCCACTCGCATCCATTGCTGAACGGCTCGTCAATGTCCACGATTTCGCCGTTCATGGCTTCGTGTTCTGCCCTTGGGTTCGCTCCTGTAATCCACTGTTTCTGCACTCTTGACTCAAACCCCTGAGAGCGTGCCTGATTGACCGCCTCAACGACGATTGCCCAGCCAGCGATATCTCGTGCCAGTTTGCTTCCAACCTTCGCAGAATCGGCTTCTCGCGCCTCCATAGCGTGTGCCGGAGAGTGCTGTTCCGCATCTTCTGCTTCGGGATCGTACTCTTCGATGGCCTGTGCCAGTCTCTTCTGCGTGGTGGAGTTTATCGCCCGCGCTCTGCCTTCTGCACACTTGCGAAGCCATGCACGTGTCCGCTCGGGGTCGTACTTCACGCCGATGGTGTCAGCCGTTTCTTTTCCGTGACGGTCTGCCACATCGTCCATCACAGGCTCGATGTCATCCGCCAGTTCGCCGTTCCATCGGTCCTCGTCCCACCAGTTCTCGGAACCTGCTCCGATTTTCGGCAGGACGCTGTCCGCCTGACGCTTGAAGAACTTTTTCAGTACTCCCGCCATGCGTTCGTCTTCGTCCTGCGAACTGACCGCCTTGATGCGGACCTCTTCAGCCTTCGACTTGCAGGAAGCGCATCCGCACGATTTCCCATCCATGTGAGTGTCCTGCGGGCTTGCCTGTCCGCCTACGATGACGTTCAGCGGTACGATGAGCTCGTCTCCGCCGTCTACAGGAGGCAGATTGTTGTCCGCTCTGGCTTCGTTTCTCGTCATCCAAGGACCGCCAACAGACGACTGGATAATGCTCGCACGTTCCTCGAAGGATCCCTTCAGCTTTTCGGTAAGGTCAAATTCCACATAAGTGCCAGGGGCCGCCTCGATCATCGGCAGCAGGAAGCTGTTGATTCTCTGCTGAATCATTTGGATGACCGGTCCCAGACAGTCCGCGTATAAAGCCCTGGCGTTGTCTTTTGCACTCGCATAGGTCTGCGTGCCGGTATGCCAGATGAGAGACGGATTGACGTGATAAGCCGCCGCCACATCCTCTCTGCTCAGCTGCTTGGTCTCGACGTACTGCGATTCCTTTGCGCTGAACTGGTACGGCTTTATCTCCATACCATCCTCGAGCAGTGGCATCTTGCCCGCGTTCTCGCCGTCGCGCCCCCACGATTCGCGGAATGCCTTCACGAACTTCTTCCGCTCTTCATCGCCCCACGGCTGGACATCCTTCGGGCGAGTGATATACGCATTGAACCGTCCGCTGGATTTCCACAACTGTGAACGGAACCTGTCCGCCTGGATCTGCTCCTGCAAGGTCTGCCGCAGTGCCGCGATCGGGGACTGATAGCCTCCCGGATTGCCCGGAGCGTACATCCGAAACTGTACGAACTCATTTCTCGGGATTTCGATCTCGGATCCTTGTCCGTCTGCGCGGATATACAGTTTGTCCGGCGCGTAGTTCGTCCGCTTGTCCAGTCTGGTGATCCACTCGCGAGGAATGAGCCTCAGCTGGTAACCGCTCGGACTGTCGTCCGGCAGAAGCCACACCGTTCCCACACCCATCAGCAGAAGCTCCACCATCAGCGCATTAACGAACTCGTAACTGGTCTGGTCTGCGTTCGGTCTCCAGAGGAGCCGCGCCGCATCGCTGTCCCTGTCCCGGATTCTTTTTGTCTCTCCATCACGTCGGTACACCTTCATAGGAAGCTGTGCCACAGAGTCCGCGAGGAAGGAAACGACCGCATACAGGTTGGACTGTGTGGCATAAAGACGTCTTGCATCCATTCCTTCCGCGGTCGGTATCATTTCCGGCGTGACTGTGATGTAGGTCGTGCCCCCGAAAGAGGCACGCAGTCTGTCTAGAATACTCATAATTGTGTTCCGTTTTCTCCTGTTTATATAAGAACCAACTCTGCTCCGCTGGCATATGATGACTCATAAATCTTCTTTTCTTTCGTCTCGCGCACCATCGTCGCTCCGGCATAAGCCACGTAGCAGGCGATCAGCGGCGCGGGGTCGTCGGGGCTCTTCACTCTGTCCGGCACTTCGACGCCGCCTCCGAGGTTTCTCGTCTGGCAGGTCTTGCCCGGATTGTCCAGCACGGGCTGTGGCAGGTGGAAAATCCGCCCCCCGCCACGCTGTCCGTTCGGTTCACTTGCGGCAATGCCGTCCCAGAAGCGTCCCCAGCCATTGGTCAGCTCTTTGCCCTCAATGGCAATACGTTCCACTCCGTCCAGCGTGCAGATCTGCTCCGCAAGCCCCGACACAGGAGCGCCTCTCGACTGGAATGCCAGCTTGATCGGCTTGCGTCTTGCCCGCATTCGGAACCAGTCCACTGCCCATTCCGTGCCGACTCGTCTCGCTACGACCTCAATGTGATAGTTTCCGTCTGTCCGCTGTCCGCAGACGCCGATGGTCGTCCAGCGCCTGTCCTGTGACATGTCGATGCCGAATACCAGCTCGGACTCCGGTGCGATCTCGCTGGATGGATCCACTCCCGCATCCCACGCTCCATCGGGAAACGGGTTCGGGAGGATGGTCTCCACCTGCTGGCACATGCATTCGGCTCTGAATTTCGATTCGGGATAGGTCTGACGGTTCGACATGAGTGCCCGTTCCGTCAGATAGCCATAGCCCAGTGCGGGATTCGCCTGTGCAAGTGCTTCCATGTCGTCCGTCTTTGCCCCGTCCGGTGCCGACCACTCGAACAGTCCCAGTGCCGATGCATCGACGTCTCCACCGAAGTCGCCTGCTTCTGTTCCGTCGATGGCACTGATGGCCTGACTGCGCACCTGTCTGAGCACGATGCTGTCGGGATCGCCCGCATTGCTGAAGCAGACCACCATGCCGTTCGGCTTCGCGTTCGTACTGGAGACAGCTGCCGCCCATGTTTCCCAGTCGCGGTGCTCACGGAGCTCATCCATCATCACGAGGTCGTTGGAGTCGCCTCTGCCCGCTCTTCTGGTCGGTGCTCCGACCTTGTACTGTCTCAGGCCTGTCAATATCAGGCGCTTGTTGCCGTTCGTCCGCGATACCCTGTCGATGTCCTCTGCAAGTTCGGGGATGGATTCCTGGTCTCGGATGACCGCCTCCCATACTTCTTCCGCCTTGTCTAGGCTCAGCGACGTGCCGAAAATCGAATCAACACACAGAACGTTAAGAAAAAACGATGCGAGCACTTCGCTCAGCACCGTCTTACCGCACTGTCTGCTGACCATAATCACAACTATTCGGAATCGGAACCTCCAGTCGCCTCCCAGTTCGCCAATGATTTCCAGCGTGTGGATGAGCGCCCACTCCTGCCATGGGTACAGTTTCTTGCCGAGCACATCCCTCGCATACTCACAGGCAGCATATCCCAGCGACGTGTCCTGCGTCAGCTCCCGAAGCGGCGGAGTGAAAATCCTCGGCTCCGTGCAGCCCATCATTTTGCCACCTTCAGCCTGTCGCGCAGACTGGACAGGTTCGTCACTTCGGTCTTAGCACTCTCGCCAGCCATTTCTTTGTACTCCTTCACCAGCTGAACGTAATCCTTGATCAGTGCACGGAACTCCTGCACTCTCGGGTTGCTTCTCAGCATCGTCTCGCCCTCCTGCGCCAGTGGCTCTGCCTCGAACCCTTTCGTCTCTGCGTCTATCTTTCTTCGCATCGCCAGAAGCACATTCTCCAGCGTTTTCATGTCTTCCTTCATCTCTCCACCCAAATAAAAAAGCGCGAGGTCTTCCCCGCGCCTTCGCTCTGTATTAAACTGTAATTGTTGCGACATTCTCCTCGAACTTTAGCCGCATCCTGTAATAATCGCCATACTCGCCAGTCTTCGCGGTTATGCTGATGCGCCTTGCCGTTCTGCCAACATGCGGGAGTATTTCCTTGTACGCTTTCCCGCGCTTCCCGATTTCTGCGATTATGATGCCGCCGTGAACCACTCTTATCCGGTCGCCGCTTTCCTTTATCTCGGCACGATCCACGGACGCGCTGTCTCCATCCAGTTCGACCCTGAGCATGTTCTCAGTCAGGTTGATCCAGACGATCTCCTCTTCTGTCGTGTGTTCGATCGTCGGAGTCTTCTCCGGTTCAGCCGGAACTGCCTGTTCCGCCTTTTTCTTGCTAAAGATACCCATCTCGTCCTCCCTTCCTTTTCATTACCTCATTCATTATACCACAGCCCCCTAAAAACCTCCATCGCCCTCGGGGAGGGAAATCAC